TTTTATTACAAAAACCTTTGCAGGCTTTTCCAGAACAGGATCATGATGCACACATAGAAGCACATCGTGCCTTTATGTCGTCGTATTTGGTTAAAAATACACCGAATATCATGGCATTGCTGCAGTCACATATCTCTCAACACATAAGTTTTAAAGCAAGACAAGAGATAGAAGCTAAAAATGCACCAATTATACAGCAACAAGCGATGCAATTTGGTGGACAGATACCACCAGAACTAGCAAAACAGTTTGAAATACAAAACGAAAGTCAAATTGCACAAAGAATTCGTGAATTAACTGACGAAATGGTAGCTGAAGAGCAAGAATATCTAGAAGGAATGACACAAGATCCACTAGTTACACTTAAAAAAGAAGAATTAGGTCTACGTGCAGAAGAATTAGAGCTTCGTGCACAAAAAGATGGTGAAAAACAAGCACTTGAAGAACAAAAATTTGCAGTTTCTGCAAAACAAAACCAAGAAAAGATAGATAATGCAGATAAACATTCAACTATTCGTGAAGGAATATCACTTGCAAAGTTAGGTGAAAGATCTTAACTATGTATTATGCAAGATCCGACAGAAAAACTAGAAGATTACTATAATGGTCTTATGACTATCGTAGAAAAATCTGCAAAAACAGAAGAAGAGAATATACTTTTAGCAGGAGCTATGATGGCAGTGGCTAAAATATTGTATTATAAAAACTTACCAGAAAATCAAGCAGATGAAATTCTAGAACATAACTCAAGAGACTTGATAAATCTCATAAAACCGACTATACATTAATCATGGCTAAAAAATTTCCAGATCTAACAGGTGATGGTAAAGTAACACAGGCTGATATACTAAAAGGCAGAGGTGTTTTTAAAAGAGGTGGAATTGTAAAGGGTTCTAGAGAAGGATCTATTATAAATACAAGAACATCTTTTAAAAAAGGTGGCGCTGTCAAAGGTAAAAAAGCAGGTAGACTAGCTAAACGTGGCTATGGAAGGGCAAAAAAATGAAGTTTAAACAAACCAAAACAGAAATTGTAAAACAAAAAAATCCTTTTCCAAACTTACAAGTATCATCAGATGCTGCAGTAGTTTATTCGCCTTTTGTTCAAAAACAGAACAAAGGTGGAGGACCAAAAGGACAAACTAGTAATGCTCAAATTAAAAAAGTAGCATTCAAAGGTGTAAAGTAGTATACTTCGCAACTTTAACAAAGGAGGTTTCTATGAAACTTTTACAAGATCTATGGGCTCACTTAAAAGAGTGGTCTGATTGGAGTATGAAAGATTGGATTAAAGCTGCCATTGTAGCAATAATCGTAATAATAATTATAGGAGCAATCTAATTTTATGGTGTGGCAGTTATTAGCGAAACCCTTATTAGGTGTGGCCACAGACGCTGTAAAGGGTTTCGTAGAAACACGAAAACTCAAAGGCGAAGTGAAGATTGCACAAATTCAAGCCGAAAAAAAGAAAAACGAAGACATCGCTGCAGGAAAAATTGCATGGGAAGCATCAGCAGTAGATCAAATGAAAGGCTCGTGGAAAGACGAAATAATTTTAATTTGCTTATTGGCGCCAGCCGTAGCAGTTTTTATTCCTGGATGGACTCCACACATACAAGCTGGATTTCAAGCCTTGCATTCTCTCCCAGATTATTATAAACATCTCTTATATTTGGCGTGTTCAGTAAGTTTTGGCGTACGTGCGGGACCTGCTGCCATGTCATTTTTTAAGAAAAAATGAACCTAGATAGATTATTAGAATCAGTTAAAAAACACGAGGGCTATAGAAACAAAGTTTACCTAGATACGTTGGGTAAGAGAACCGTGGGCGTAGGTCATTTGTGTGTTGAAGATTTTTGGGAGGATGACAAAGAATACGAAGAAGAATTCCTAATGGATATACTTAAAAAAGATTTGCAAGAAGCTATTCGTGGTGCAAGAGAA